CATTTTTTACGGACGGGGTGGTGGCGCATGTCGGATTCGCCGATCCGCTCTGCCCTGTTTTGAGAAGGCTGCTCATCGAGGCCGGAAAAAAGGCGGGGGCGAAGGTTCATGAAAAGGGAACCTATCTCTGCATGGAAGGGCCGCAATTTTCCACCCGGGCCGAATCAGACCTGCACCGCCGGTGGGGGGCGGATGTGATCGGGATGACCAACCTGCAGGAGGCGAAGCTGGCCCGTGAGGCGGAACTTTGTTATGCCACCATCGCCCTGTCGACCGATTACGACTGCTGGCATGAGACCCACGAAGCTGTCACCATCGAGGCGATTCTAGCCGTCTTGAAGAAAAACGTCGCGACCGCCAAATCAATGATCCGCGAGGCCGTCAAGGCGGTCGGCGAACGTCCCTGCGGATGCGGTTCGGCGCTGAAGAACGCGATCCTGCCGGTCGTCACCGTGATCGCTTACATTCGGAATGATTTGGCTTACCATTTTTTTCTCCTTCCTTACGCCGTGGTGATAATGCCCTGCGGAAGTGGCAGATCGCACTTCAGCTGGCATATCGCCTTGGTGACAATGGCGATGGCGTCGGTATAGACGCGGTCGCGGTCGTAGAAGGTGGCGAAGATATCGTCCTCCTGCTCCGCGCCTTCGAGCGGGACGGTCACGAGTTCAATCTTGTCGCTGTTCAAAGCAAACACGCGGGAGGCAGTGCAATTCTGCGCCGGCACCAGCGGAATGCCCTGAATCACAACGTTGTCGAACCCGAGCGTCCACAATCGGGAATCTCGGTTGGCTTCGGCGTTCACCGTGGTCTTGGTGTACAAAGCATCAAGCAATGTGCCGTAATCCGTAAACGTCAGGATGCCGATATCGGGCCGTCGCCCGCCGTCCTCCTGAATCGCCACGGATAGATCGCGCACCATCTCAATGCCATCCGCCGCCCAGCTGGAATAGTCGCCGACCACCACGGCCTGATTCGCCCACTGAGTGAAAGTCCCCCGGTTGATGCCGGCATAACTGCCGGAAGTCGGGGTGGCGCTAATGAAGGCCGCCAGCCCCTTGATCTGGTTGGTGGTAGTGCCGTCGGAGTAACACTCGGCGTCAAACGCCTCGAAAGTGTCATCGGCGAAGCTTGAGACTTGCGAGCGGAAATAGTCGAAAATCTTTGACGGCGTCGCCTTGTTCAGGTCAATGTAGTCCTGCGGCACGGCTACCGTCGATTCGTACTTCGTCCACGCCAAAGTCGCAATCTCATCAATTGCATCAGTCTGGAAGGTCCGGTCGGTAATAACGCCAACCGCCTTCCGTTCGGCCACGTGCTCATGACGCGAAAGACGTACTCTCCACTCCAGCTGGCTTCCGCCGCCATTGTGGGAAATACGCCCCTTGCGCCGGAGGGTATTCAAGAGGATGTTGCCATCAATGAAACCCTCGACGCGGCCCCTCATGTACTTGGGGATGGTGGCAGCAAGATGCTCCCCCATCAGGTCTGAATCGGCCATTAAGTCATACCTTTCTTATCTTCCGAACTTGCGATTCCATTCTTTCTCCGAATCCAGCATCACTTGATTCGGTTTTTTCGGGCTTATATCCCTGGTTTCCAATGTTTTGGTCGGTTGCGGAACCGCCCCATGCTGGCGCGTCGCATCAAGTCTTGCCTTGTCTTCAGAGGCGCGGGTAACAGCGGTGTCCACTTGCGCTTGCGCGCCAACGACCTGCTTATACTCGCTCCATGCCTGAGCCAGGCTTTTGCGTCCGGAGCGTACATAGGGACCGTAGAGCTCGCTGAAGTCCGCATACTGTTGTTCAGTGGCGGAGTTGAAATCAGGATGCTTCTCGGTCAAGTCCTTGTATTGGCGTTCGCCTTCGGATTGCTGTCTCTCCTTGAGATAGGCTTCCTTGGGCAGGTAACGCTGATCGATGCGATTCTCCATCTCGGCCATGAAATCTCCGAAGGCCGCCGAAAGGTCGTCGGGATTGGCCTGTGCTTTCTGTCTCCAGAGTTCCCGAAAATATGCCTGGGGTGTCTGCTGGGGTTGGATACCGAGCTGTGCCGCAAGTTCCGGTCGTTGGGTTGCAATTACCGTGTTGAGAATGGACTCACGCTGTTTTCTCTCCTCGTCCAGACGGCGCTCGTAATCGGCAACTTGTGCCTTGTGTTTTTGTTCCCGCGCAATCCAGTCGGGATGTTCGTGAAACGGCGTCGCCTTCTCAACGGCTACCGATGTTTCGGCTGCGGGCTCTGCCGCAGCGGCTTCCGGTGACGGGGCGGATGGTGCGTCTGCGACAGCTGGCGAGGCTGTCGGCTGCTTCAAATCGTTCGCCAAGTCGATAGCCGCTTGCGCGGTTTTCGAAATCGGTTCAACGGGAGACGAGTCCGGTGATAGATTTAGCGTCCGTTCGTAATCAAACATCAAGATTTCCTTTCTAGTAATTTCCGTCAATCAATACGTTCATGTTCTGCCAGCGAGCGAGCGCGAGCGAGCTTTGGGTCAGCGCAATGCCATCTTTGCCGGGTGGCGTGGACGCCCGCAACTGTCCCACTACCGGGCAGATGACGGGGTTGTCACCCACCTTGATCGGGCGGATGGATCGTCCATCCCGCACCATCAAGGTTTCCGACGGCCATTCCGCTTGGGTGGTATTCCGGACCGCCAAGCCCCACACCATTTGGCGGGCATGTTTGTCCAACACGTATCCCGGCTCTAACCGATAGCGGCCCGACGCAACCATTGTTTGGCCTTGGGTTCGATCCTCTGATTTCTTTCCACTGTCTCCAACCATGCTGTTCTAAACTCCTCTTCCTTATTCCGCTTGGGCTTGACGGGCAGCCGATCGTGCCGGTTGAACGGCACCAGTCCTGACTCCCGTTCCTTCCGATCTCGCGCCAATCCGTCGATGCGGATTCCGGGGCAGCTTCCGCTGGTGATGATCTCGGCCAATCCGCCGTGCTTCACTTCGTCATCCCGCCTTTCTTGCCGCCCTTCTTCTTTCCCTTATTTTTGCACATCGGCTCCACCCCCTTCCTCCGTCGGCGCGATCGCCGGCATGAATTGAGCCATGTATCCCATGTAACTGCGCTGCAAATCATCGGCTGTCGGCAGCATGCCATCAATGGAATCCAGCTTGTGCGCCAGCATCCACTGCCGCAAAATCTCCCGCAACTGTAGAAACCATCCCTGCTTTTCATAAATTGGAATGGTGATCTGCGCCAGTTCGTTGGTTTTCTGCTTCTCGGCTTCCTCATCGCCGAACCGGATGCTGCCCGGCTCAACCGAAATCTCGATCTCGCTGACGATGCTTCGCACCATCGCGGAGAAGTCGTTGCGATACATCATTTGATGCTGCAACCACACCTGCGCGTGCCGTGGTCCGAGAAAGAAGCCGATATCGTCCACTGTCATGTGAAGCCGCGCCACTTGCAGCAGCTTGCGGGCGAAGTTGGAAACCCAGCTCTCCACGACATCGGCGTCATGGGTAAGGCGCGACTGCGCGTGGCGGCCCCGGATGTCCGCCTCGGTTGCGGTCTGAGTCTGGCCCTGCCCGCCGCGCACGATCTGATCGAATCCCTCGATCTGGTCAAACAGGTCCAGCGCGATATTGAGCAGCCGGTCTAGACCGGGGAAACTGGTATCCGTCTTGAGCAGTTCAACGCGGCTCTGCGGCGGCACCGCCACCGCTTCCATGTCCTTATTGGAAAGTAGTTGATCTACGATCTTGGGGTCCAGCCCTTCATCGTGCAGCAACTTGGTCACGGCGGCACGCTTGCCATGCGCCAACATGAAGGTGATAATCCAGTCCACGCCGTAGAGCAGGCGCTTGACCGCTTCGCCCGAAGGACTTCCCCACAAGGATACTTTTTCCTTGCCCGCCGATACCCCGTCGATGAACTTCAACAGCTCCAGCGGGAACTCGTCATAGTCCATGATGACCGGCCAGGCCACGTCACGCAGTTTGAATGGATAATCCTTGGCGATGGTGATGAGACGATACGGAGTTTCGTCCGGGGCCAAGTCGGACTCGCGGGTATCCATATCGAGCGGCGGCACGCCGTCCTTGGTGTAGATATGGTAAAGCGACGTGATCTTGACGCCCGCGTCGCGCTGTGACTGTTTGATGCGATGGTCCGCATCGGAGTTTATATTGGTCAGAACCTCCTGACTGTCCATGGCCGTTTCGGGGTGGAACCGGTAGCGCGGGTTGGTTTTGACCGCTTCCAGGGGAACGATCTCGCGGATTGCGATCCAGCGGGCTTCCGACAAATCATTGCGCGCATCAGGGTCGATAAAGATATCTTCGGCGGGGAAATGCTTGCAGGCAGGCACGCGCCGCCGCTCGTCCCATCCGATCATCACCGACGAAATATTGATCTGTTGACCCTCATTGACGGACAATTCGGTTTGCCGGGAGACCTTCTGTTCATGCCAGATATAGTCCAGCAGCGCGATGCAGGTTTGCGCGAATGGCTCCAAGTCCGTCCGTCGGGCGCGGGCGCGGTAACGCGGTATCCGCGCATGCAGCCACGGCATCTTGGCCTGATGGACACCCTTGAGCAGGGGTACCGTAACGTGGGTGGGCCAGGCTTCTTCGATATCCTTGATGCGCTCGGACTGGTGCGCGCCACGGTACAAGGGCAGAACCAACTCGGCTAGTTCGAGCCACTGCTTCTTGTCCGCTTTGGCGCTGGCGATGCGTCGGTTCCAATCGTCCACGGCGCGCCGCTCGGAAATCGATTGTTCGGCAACCGCAGTGGGCGCAAACCCGGAAGGAATCGTTTGCATACCGGGCATCATCTGATCGGCGGGGGTCATCCGATGATCCTCCGTTGACGCTTGGACTTGGCCAGCATGCGCTGCTCCATTTCCTCGGAAATTGAGAGCGACTTGAAAATGGAAACAACCTTGGTTTCGGGACCGGTGTTGAGCCGGGCGGATAGCGGCCCCATGGCAAGATAGCGGGCCAGGTCCATCAGATCGTTGTCGGCGTCCACCGGCTTGACTTTGCCGACGCCGTCGGGCTTGTTGTAGTAGTAACCAAGCCGCTGGACGTTGAGCTGTTCGCACCGTTTATGGACATGAAACAGCCCCTGGGTTATCAAGGTGCACAGGCGCTCGATCCCGGCGTCAATGTTGTTGTTGGCAAGCCGCGTCGGTATCCCGGCGTTGCGGTATTGGACCCGCACGGTGAGCCATTCCTTGCTGCGCTCATCAATGCTCGTTCCCACGTCACGCCGGTTGGCCTTGGGGTCAATCAACGTTCCCTGAAACTTGTAACCCCGATCAATCGCAGCCTTGCGCTTTTCCTTGATCGAGGCCGCGTGCTGGGTTATGTCGCGGGCGGCTTCAAGGTATTCGTCCACAATCCATATTCCCCCGCCGGGATCAACCGAGGCAATCAGGTATCCGGTTTTGCCCCCGCCCGCCGGGTCAATGGCGTCATACAGCGGCCAGTCAATGGGTGGGTCTTCAGTGAATGCCATCGGCCATTCCTTGTAGACCAATTGCTCCAGA